AAGAATAAGCCTTTGCATAACTGGACATCACACGGGTGCGATGCTTATGGATATAGTGCTTTGGATGTTCGGGACAGTGAGTTTGAGGGTGGGAATTATGGAAAAAATTTACCAACAAGCGCGGATGGCGCGTATGATGAATTTAGGGGTGTAGGATGAGTAATAGTACAGCTAACGCAAGTGCCGCAAGTTTTAGAAACGGAGTTAATAAGCTTGAATATGATAAATTTGCAGCTCAGGGTGCAAACCTTGCTTCTACTGATTTGATGGGTTTGAATGCGCGTGAGGAATATGCAACGATAACGACAGATAAAAAAAGCGGTGCTAAAATTTATAATGCCGAAAAAGATTTTATGTCAATGAGCCAGGACACGCTTGATAAGATGATGAGTATGTTCTCGATGAGAAAGAAAGAAGTTGATACAAAAAGAGCGATGCCAGGACTATCACAGACGATGGCATCCAATCAATTGAATATAGGATAAACGATGGATAAAGTAGCAATTGTTGTACGTCGATATAATAAGCTGAAGGGTGCCAGAGCGAATTGGGATGCTCACTGGAAGGAAGTTGCTGATTACGTTATTCCGAAGAAGGATGACATCTATACGAAGCAACGGAATGTCGGTGGGGAGAAGAAGGGGAATGTGAAGGTATTCGATGCTACGGCAATACATGCTAACGAGCTTCTAGCTTCAGCATTGCATGGAATGCTAACGAATCCATCGGTGCAGTGGTTTGAGTTGTCGATGGGAGATGAAGAGCTTGATGGTGATTATGATGTGAAGTTGTGGTTACAGAATACAGCGGTGCAGATCCATCAGGTGCTTAACAACTCGAATTTTCAGACTGAGATCCATGAGGTGTACTTGGATCTTGGGAGTTTTGGTACAGCCATCCTAAGGGTGGAAGAAGATGACGAGCTAGATGTTGTATTCAACTCTCGACCTATCAATGAATCATATCTTGAGGAGAGCGCAAACGGGCTTGTGAACGGTATCTTCAGAGAATATGTGCTAACAGGCAGGCAGCTGCTTGAAGAGTTCCCAGACGCTGAATTAAGCGCGCATGAGATGAACCAATTGCGTGGGGATCTGGATAAGGAACATGATATTTTACATGCGGTATTTAAACGGCAAGATAGTGAAATCGGTGGTGATGTTGGACCGAAAGGCATGAAGTATGCTTCTTTCCATATTTTGTTGGGAATGAAGTTATTATTGAAAGAATCTGGGTTTGAGGAGTTTCCATATATCACTCCACGGTGGACTAAGATCAGTGGTGAGATCTATGGAAGATCGCCAGCAATGAAAGCATTATCTGATATTAAAATGACGAATACGATGATGCAGACGATAATTCGGGCAGCGCAGAAGGTAACTGACCCTCCATTACAGGTTCCTGATGATGGGATGGTGTTGCCAATACGAACTACACCGGGTGGGACTAACTACTATCGAGCAGGGACGAAGGACAGGATTGAGCCGCTTCTTACAGGCGCAAGGCCAGATATTGGGGTGCAGTTGCTTGAGCTGATTCAGAAGCGGATTCGAGATGCATTTTTCATTGATCAGTTGCAGTTGAATGATGGCCCACAGATGACAGCTACTGAGGTTTTGCAGAGGACAGAGGAGAAATTGAGGTTGTTAGGGCCTATATTGGGGCGTCAGCACTATGAGCTGCTAAAGCCGTTGGTTAACCGTGTTTATTCGATATTGTTACGGCGTGGGAAGATTAAGCCGGCACCTGAGAAGATCCAAGGTAGATCATTCGAGGTTCGATATTCATCTATGATAGCTAGGGCACAGAGAAGTTCAGAAGCTGAGAACTTAAACAGGATCATGGGGATTTTGGCACCGATTGCACAATTTGATCCAGCGGTGGTAGATAATGTTGACAGTGATAGGATGCTAAAGTATGTTGCAAGCATATATAATGTTCCACAAGTGATTTTTAGACGTGATGAAGAGAAGAAACAATTGCGTGAACAGCGTCAACAGGCAATACAGAAACAGCAAGCAGAACAGAGCGCATTGAATCAAACTCAAGCAATGCAGCAAGCAGCAGGGGCAATGAATGACACAAAACAAAAAAGCTTATAAGCAGATTGATCTAATTGCTGATTATAAAGCTATTTTTGAAGATGAGAAAGGTCAGAGGGTGCTGTTTGATTTGATGAAGAAGTGCCATTTTATGCATACATCATTCCAGGGTGACATTAATGACTGCATTTTTCGTGAAGGCGAAAGGAATGTGGTCAACTATATTTTAATGATGTTGAAGCAAGATCCAGTCAATTTAAAAATGTTTATAGATAAAAACGAAGAAGAGGAATTAAATTATGTTTAAATGGATACTAAGTTTTTTTGTCTTTTCACTTGGAATTATTGATGAGCCACCTATGGCCACGGGTGGGGGAGAACCATCAACACCTCCAGTAAACCCACTTTTAGACGTGGAATTTCCAGAGGGAATTGATGAGAATTTGAAGCGTGAACCTTCTTTAAAGTTGTTTGTGAAGGATAAAAAATTTAACTATCCTGAGATTTTAAAGTCCTACGTTAATGCTCAGAAATTAATTGGACGTGATAAGGTAGTTTTGCCAGGTAAAAATGCTACTGACGAAGATTGGAATAACTTTTATACAAAAGTTGGTCGTCCTGAGATTGATAAATATGAAGTTAATTTAAAAGAAGGACAAGAAGTTGATGAGACTTTCCTTAAAAAATATAAGGAAGTTTCACATAAATCAGGGTTGCTTCCGAAGCAGGCCGAACAGCTTTTTCATTGGTATCATGATGAGGTTGAGAGTGTTCAAAAGGCAATGTTAGATGAGAAAACTAAGGGTGCCGAAGCTGAGTTATTTAATCTTAAAAAAGAGTGGGGCGTTGGTTTTGACAAGGAAGTAGACCTTGCTAAACGGGCATTACGCCAATTTGCGGATGACGATGAAATTGCCACATTGAAAGAGTCAGGATTAACGTCAAATGTTAAATTTGTTAAACTTTTAAACAAGATTGGGAAGAGTATAAAAGAGGATTCATTCAAGCATGAATCTGTTGGTAATTTTGGAATCACCAAAGAAGATGCTAGTCGAAAAATTATGGATATGTATTCTGATAAGTCAGGGCCATATCTGAATAAATCGCATCCAGGTCACAGGCAAGCTTTGCAAGAGATGCTTAAATTGAATGAATCTTTGTATAGTTGACATGGATTTTTTTATTAGATAAAATAAACGCATTAAGTAAAATAAGGTAATTTAATCTTATTGAATCAATAGACCGTAACAGGCAATCTATTAAATTTGATTTATTAACATAACACTTTAATAGGAGTTGAAAATGTCTGTCCAAATTACAGAAGCATTCGTTAAGCAGTATTCTGCAAACGTGTTTCATTTATCACAACAAAAAGGTTCTAAACTTCGTCCATTAGTACGAAATGAGTCACAACAATCTAAAGCGTCTTTTTGGGATCGCATCGGTGCTGTTGTTGCTCAGAAAAAAGTATCACGTCATGCTGATACCCCTAAAATGGACACTCCACATTCACGTCGTCGAGTAACTCTTTCCGACTATGAATATGCTGATTTGGTTGATAACGAAGATAAAATTCGTATGTTGATTAGTCCTGAGAGTGAATACGCTGTTGCCGCTATGTGGGCATTAGGGCGTGCAATGGATGATGAAATCATTGCTGCTGCTCTTGGAACTGCTTATGCTGGTGAAGAAGGTTCAACTGCTGTTGTTCTTCCTACTACTCAAAAAGTAGCTGCTCATGATGGAACCACTACTACTGGTGTAAACTTGAACGTAAGAACTTTACGAAAAGTTAAAGAAAAATTTGATGCTAATGATGTTGATGAATCAATCTCTCGTCATTTTGCAATTGGTTCTTCTCAATTACAATCTTTGCTTGGACAAACTGAAGTAACCAACAGTGACTATGCTGCTGTTAAAGCGTTGGTTATGGGTGAAGTAAACACTTTCATGGGATTTAATTTTGTACGAACAGAGAGACTTCCTCGTTCTGCTGCTAACGTAACTTACACAGTTACCAATGGTTTGACTGGCGCAGGAACAGGAACCATTACCGCTGCAAATTCTCGTCGATGTATTGCTTGGGCACAAGATGGTATTATTCTTTCAGTTGGCGAAGATATTAAAGCTCGTATTTCTGAAAGAGATGATAAATCTTACTCTATGCAAGTTTATGCTTGTATGGGTGTAGGTTCAGCTAGAATTGAAGAAGAAAAAGTTGTTGAAGTAATTTGTTCTGAATAATTAAATTTTGCCTGGTGAAGACCAGGCATTTATGGAGGAATATATGTCCGATTTATACACTACTGAATACAACAATTCATACATTGTTGAACCTTCAGTAAAAAACGATGTTACTAAATTGCATGGTCGAGTGCGGTTAATTAAAGCTGATATCACTTTCGCTGCTGAGTTAGCTGTGAATGACGTTATCAAAATCTGTAAGTTGCCTAAGGGTGCAAGATTGATTGATGCCCGAGTGGTTGCTCCTGTTGATGCTGCTTCAGGAATTTATAACATTGGTTGGGAAGCCAACGGTGATATTGTTGCTGATCCAGATGGGATCTTTGTGGGTGCAAGTTCACTTGATTTCGGTGCCGCTGCTGTTGATGCTCAAATTAGTGGAGCTATCGCTGGTTTTGGTAAGAAATTTGAAGCTGAAACAGTAATCTCAGCTGTTGTTACTGAAGTTTCTACTAACGCCACTAGCAATACTCACCAGTTTTGTTTGTTTTATTTGGTTGATTAATTAGATAAGGCATAGGTAAGAATTTACCTATGCTTTTTATTTTGGAGTAGTTATGGCGGCAACTGAACTAGAAATTTGTAATGCTGCACTTTCTAGGCTGGGTGCCCCTGCCATTACTTCGCTTTCAGACGCAGATAAAAAATCACAGACCTGTTCTTTAATGTATCCTAGAACTAGGGATAATTTACTTCGTTCTCATCCTTGGAATTTTGCTCTAAAGCGTGTTGAGTTGCTTCCTTATGTTGGAACAGTCAACTATGGAACAGATGTAATTACGACAACGGTTGCACCAGCGACAGGGACAAAAATTTCATTCTATTCGAGTTCAAATGGCGTACCTAGCCCACTTCAAACCGGAGTGGTTTATTACGCGATAAACTTAAATGCGACTACTTTCAAAGTAGCATTAACATACGCAGATTCTTTGGTTCCTACGCCTATCGATTTAGTTGATGATTGGGTGGTGACTAGTTTTTATTTTGGATTAGTCCCAGCGTTTGGTTATAGTATGCAGTTTCCATTACCAACAGATTATCTTAGGGTGGTTAAACTTGATCCTAGCGATATTGAATATAAAATTGAGGGCAGTTATCTATTATGCAATGATTCTTCTGTTAACATGCTTTATGTATCGAAGATCACTGATGTTACAAAATATGAAGCTATGTTTGATCATTTGCTGAGTGTAATGTTAGCGCATGAAATGAGTTATAGTCTTGTTCAGTCAGTCAATTTAAAAAATACATTGGCACAAGAAGTTCAAATTTTACTTAGAGATGTTAGATCAGCAGATGCTCAAGAGGGTACTCCAGATGATTTTGATTTTAACACTTGGCTGGAGGCACGGTATTGAGCAAGTATGTTCATTCGCAAACAAATTTTACAAAAGGTGAAATTGCTCAGTCATTTTTAGGCAATTCAGCAAGCGAAGAATACAATTCAAGTGTTTCATTACTTTCTAATTTTATTCCACGTCATGATGGCAGTATTTATAAACGTCCAGGCACTGTTTACCGTGGGGAACATATAAAATCCACTGCTAGTTTTATGATTCCATTTATTTCATCTGATGAAAAACAATGGATTATTTCAATTATACCTGATGGTAAAGCGTGGAGTAATCCAACTACAGGCCCAATTTATTTTTGCAATGTCTCAACAGGTGGATATTTAACAGCTACAAAAGTCGATTACTACTATAGTACAATCAGTGGAATAAAAGCTATAAGTTCATTATTAGATGTTAATGGATTTCATTATGCTATTTCTAATGATGTTATAATCATTACACATAACAGTGGAATGATGGAGCCTATTTTAATTAAATATGTCAGAGATGTTTATGGTTACAGTTTCATTTGGACATATTGGAACAGAATAAGTTCACTTAGTAATATATTATCATTGGGTGCTTTTTCGACACCATTATATACTTCATATTTAGATCGAAATGTTTCTTCTAAAACAATGACTGTTACAGCAGTAGGTGCAATTGCTGTTACTTGTAGTGCTGCTTTTTTCACTGGGTCGATGGTAGGATCATTGCTTCGTATTTCTAATGGGTCAGTTGAAGGTGTGTTTAGGATAGATGATCTTCCTACTCGTCAGACTGCTACATTTACCGATGCGACTGATTTATTTTCAGTTGCAGCAGCATCTTCAACAGGTGTTGGGATTGTATTCCATGGGATAGCGAGAATCCCAGAACCATTACAGATTGGAAAAATTTATTATTGTATAAAAATATCAGCGACTGATTTTAAAGTTGCATCTACCTATGACAATGCTATAGCTGGAACTTTTTTAACATTAACAACACCAGCTGATGGAGTAAATACTATATATGTCACACCTGAAACTCCAGGCACTGTTGCTAATGGAACTACTTTAGTAGGGATGCCAGGAGCATTGACAACTGATAATTGGACATTGAGCGCATTCGGTGATTTTCAGGGGTGGCCTAAGACGTGTTCATTTTTTGAAAATCGTTTGTTTTTTGGTGGTACATTCCTTCAGCCTGATACAATTTTTGCTTCATTGATTGGAAACCTTGCACATTTTATGCAACGACGTCTTGATCAAGATTATCAAGCTGAAGATGTTGAGAAAGCTGGAACACCAATTACAGGAAGTGATTTAAATTATAAAGGGTATTTAAAAGAAACAGATGCATTTAGTTTTACTCTTTCAACTAATGAAAGCGGTGGGATACGTTGGCTATGCGGTGGAAAAAGTTTATTTTGTGGGACGGATACTAGTGAAATTGTAATCGGTGCAATTAATTCCATAATCAGTGCAACGAATATTAAAGTTCAAACGTATAGCAGTTTTGGAAGCACTCAAACTCAAGCGATAAAATTTGATCAGTCTTTATTTTATATTCCACGCACAGGTGATAAAATACATGATTTTATTTTCATCGACACCAACGGTGCATTTGTTTCTGTAAATTTGAACGCTCAAAATAAAGATATTTTATATAATAATTACACCTATACAGGAACGGTGAATCGTCAGAATGTGAAATATACACAAATGGCGTATGATGCAGGAAGGTCAGTCATTTGGGTGCTGACATCAACATATCAGTTGGTTGGGATTTCATACAATCGCCAGTTTAATTTAATTGCGTGGCATCGTCATACTATTGGGGGAACAAATGTTAAAGTTCATAGTATTTGTACTCTCAAGTCTTTATCGAAAAACATTGATGATGTTTTTCTGGTAGTTGAAAGAACCGTTGCAGGAGTAACTAAGTTTTTCTATGAGTCAATAGATGCATCTTTTGAAGAAGATTATACGCACTATAAGACGATGAATTACGTGGATTGTTCAGCAACAGGATTGGTTAACAACGGCGGGATAGGATTAAATAAAGCAAATGGTTTTACTCACTTAATTGGTCAGACTGGTGCAACATGCACAGCAAGAGGAAGGAAGCATCCTAACGTAACAGTCGCAGCGGCTGGGGTGGTTACACTAGACAAAAATTATGTTGCTAGTGATTTAGTTACAGTAGGATATTCCTATGACGCAAAAATCGAACTAAATCCAATCCAGGCAGGTGGTGATTTTGGTGTGAGTACAGGAACACTTCATAGAACTGATAGGATCACAGTAAGATTATATAAAACTCTTAGTTTTAAATACAGTCCAACTAATTCTACTTATATCGATATGTTCACAGCAGATACGAGTACAACTGCAACAAGTGATTTATCATTGTTCACAGGAGAGCAGACCGAATATATTGAAAACGATCATGAGACTTACAATAAATTATATTTTAAACATGATTTACCTTTCCCATGCAATGTTTTGAGCATCACTCAAAGAGGGATATCACATGGAGGTTAATTTAAAATATTTGGAAGAATCAGATATTGATACATTTCCATGTAAATTCAGGTATGAAACATTTAAGTCAGATATGCGCTACAGTATTGCTTGTGAGAATCGTGATGTTATGCTGGTAAAATTAGATGATAAACCATTGATGATTATGGGTGTGAACTATTTGCAACCAGGCATGGGTGATTTATGGTTGATTGCTGCGGAAAATAGTGACTTGTTCCCTATACAATTTGTAAAAATTACAAAAACAATAATTGATGGATGTTTATTCGCTGAGAGAAAGATGCGCAGATTACAATTCTATGTGAAGAATACTTGGAAACAGGGGCATAAGTGGGCAAAGATCCTTGGGTTTTATCAAGAAGGAATTGCACAGGCATACGGTGCAGATTTTGAAGATTACGCATGTTATGCAAAAGTCAGGGGTATAATGTGGGCGTAGAAACAGCAGCAGCGGTTGCAATCGGTGGTACGGCCCTTAAAGTTTATGGTGACTACCAGTCAGCCCAGGCACAGGCAGAAGCTGCAAAGAAAAATGCTGAATCTAAAAGAATCATGGCATTTGATGTTCTAAAGCGTGCCGATTACAACATCAACGAAACACAGAAACAGGGTGAATTATTTTCAGCACAGCAAATTGGTGCGTATGTTAAATCAGGCGTAGAGTTAGAAGGTTCAGTCCTTCTTGCTTTGGAAGATACTGCCTATAAAGTTTCTCAGAATATGATAAACCAACAACGTGAAGCAGATTCAAAAGCTAAAGCATTATTCATGGGTGCCGATATCGATACACAACTTTCAGGAGATATTGGAAGAGCTGCAATTTATCAAGGGATTGGTACGACAATGAGTGCAGCAGGTTCTGTTGCGGGGAATTTTACTAGCAAATCAGCTGCTCCACCAGAACCAGATACAAAAGATAAGGGAAAATAATATGCCAATAGTACCAATAATGAATGGACCTCAAAAAGAAGCTGTTGGAACACAATTACCGAATGTTGAAATAAGACACGCTGGACTTGTTGCTTCAGCGTTAGCAGGCTTGGGTGGTGAAGCTGCTCAGATTGGTGTTGATTTATATAAAAAACGTACCAAAGAAGATTTGATCCAAGCAGTAACTCAAAGCTCTTATGATTATGGAAGAGAGCTTAACCAACAAGATATTGCGCTTAAACAAAAATATAATGGTACTGATTTCAAAGGTTACGCTCAAGAGTATGATCAAATGCTCAGCACAACTAAACAAAAATATTTAGATAATTTAGATAGTGATGCCAAGAAAAATTATTTCAGTAGTTCAGCTAATTCTATGATTGCTGAAAAGTTAATTCATGCTGATAACTTTGAAAATGAGGCACGTCGCAATTATTATGTAGGTAAAACGGATGAACGTATAGCTAACTTGGGTGGTGATGGCGATTATATCAAAGCTAACCGTGATTTAAAAGATGAAGATTTATTAATCAATAATTCAGAAATTTATGACAATAAGACTCGCGCAGCTTTGCAAGAGAAAATGTCAAATGCAGCGTATGAAACAGTAAAATCCATTATTATAATGAAAAACAATAAGGCAGCGTTGGCATTATTGGATGGGAAAGATCCTAAAAATTCTGATGAGATTTTAAAACGCCTTACACCATTTCAACAAACTCAGCTACGGGTGGCAGCTGTCCAAAGTGAAATGCAGATGAAGAATGAGTTTTTCAATTCAGCTTTGAACAATATGCGTGAGGCTGAAATTGGAGTTACTTCAGGTCAGATGAAGTATAATGATCCAGTGATCCAAGCGGTTGAAAAACAAATAGAATTGTTCCCAGCGGAGCAACAAAGAGAGTTGAAACGTAGATTTGCTGGAATGAAAGCAGTTGCACAGATGCAAGATACTTTTGCATTGTTGCCTCTATGGCAACGTGATGTGCAGTCAATTGCAAATGCCCAAGCTGAACATTTTAAGGTAAAAGATCCATTAGAAGCTGTGGCATTAAAGGGTGCAGTTTCTGAAAAATTAAATGCACTTAACTCTAATTTACAGGCGGAGTTTAACAAAGATCCAGTCGGTTATTTGGCAAGACGTGATCAATCATTATCCGATCTTTCAGTGGCAGTTATTCAAGGAGATCAAAAAGTATATCAACAATATAAAGCAAAATTAGATGGATTCTATGACCAATGGGGGATAGAAAAGCAGAGCAGAAATTATATGAGTCCAGCGTTGAACAAAAAATATGGTGAAGGAATTAAAAATGCAATTGAACAAAAAGATGAAAATATTACACTCGATCTTTTTTCAGAATTAGAAGATATGACAGGGAAAGATTCTTTTGCAGCAATTAAAGAATTAGGACTTCCTGAAAATTATGCGGTTGTTGGAGAAATTAAAGATAAAGTTCTTCGTAAACATGCAATTCAAAATATCATGAATCCAGTTTCAGATGATCTATATAAAGAAAAAATAGGTGATCCTAAGTCGAAATATAGCACACTTATGGAAGATGATTTGTTTTCAATGTATTTAGCAGTTGGAAATGATCAGAAATCAAAAAGTAATGCAATGATAGTATTGGATACAGTTAACGAACACTATAAACGATTACGCTTGGATAAAATGAGTGATGAAAATGCTCAAAAAGAAGCGTGGAGAATGTTCAGTTCTACGTTTCAACCGATAAGTTCACCAAAAGCATCTGTAATGGTTCCAACGACAATAGCAAATACAGAGAATATTAAAAATTTTATGGAAGATTATGTTGGCACAAAAACAAATAAATTCACACAAGCCACACATCAGTGGGTATCTTCAGCTAATCGTGATGGTATGATGTTATTACAGCCTTCACATGATAATCCTTCATACTTAGAACCCCTCAAGGATGCCAAAGGGGAACCAGTGATTTTCAAATTTGACGATATAAACAAAGTAAAATATCCACCTGGAAAATCCTGGCTTGATGATGAAGTTGATAAGAGAAGAAAAGAAATAATAAGAAATGAAAGTCAGTCTATTTTTGCACCTGGAAATTCATTTTAATAGGATGTATGGATGTTACAAGCTCCAACTGAACTAATATTTTCAGGCCCTGATGAAGGAGCGGAACCACAAACCACTACGAGTGAAGTGGTTGCAGCGTATGCACATCAAGCATATCGTCAAACAACGATTATGAGCATTGCACGTTCTAATGCAATTGAATCACAAAACAAAGAAGGACCATTACTTCAGCCTGATGAAATCAACAAGAAGTACAATATCAACGCAACTACGCCATTGACTGAGCGAGCTGCGATAGTCATCCAAGGTGAACAGGAAGAAGTTAATAGATTAAATACAATAATCGAGCAAGGGCCTAAATCATTCTGGGGTGGGACAGTGCCTGGATTCATGGGTGCAATTGCCGCTGGAATGGCAGATCCAGCAGATTTTGCTTTAGGCATTGGAGTGGGTTCAGCCGCGAAAGGATTAGCGGTAGGAGTAAAGGCAGCGAGAACAATGCAAACAAGTGCCGCTGTTGCGGAGAGTTTGAAATGGGCACAATTGGGTGCAAGTTCTAGCGTTGCTTTGACAGCTAAATCTGCTTTCGCTGCTGATGCTATTGGTAACATTATTTCAAATGCAACGACTGAAGCGTTTAACTACAATGCAACTAAGAAAGAACAGATGCAGATAGCTGCTGATGAGGTGTTTAGGAATGTCGTAGCTACGTCATTAATGTTCACTGGAATCATTCACGGTGCCGGATCAGTGTTAAATAAACTTTCCCGTATTAACAGCAATGTTGTTGAACATTTGAACAACACCGCAGAGTTAGCAGTTAAAGCAGATGCAAATGTTGCAACTATCCTTGAACGTCCAATAGCTGCTTTAGAAGCTGATAAAGTAATCGATGAACCATTTGCCACAGCTTTTCAAAATACATTTCCTGAGAAAACAGATGTACTACTAGATGACACGATTGACATTGTTGGAATCAGAGAAGAATTAAAGAAATATCCTAGCGTAACTCCTGCAAAGATGGATGAATTTATAGCGGCACTAAAAGATGAAGGGTTTGACATGCGTAAAACCTATCTTTTAGATGAGAACAGCAAACCAAAGTTAAGTGATGAAACTATTTCCTTAATGCAAAAAGATTTACAAGATCCTAAGAACAAGCTTTCTTACAACGCAGAAGCTGACCAAATAGTTAATTCAAAAGAACCAGCTTTAGAAATCACCACAACACCTGATACCTTATCAAAAGAAATAGCGGTGCTAAGTGACTATGATCAAGCATTTAACGATTTTGCAGAAAAAAATAATGGCGATTTCACAGAGTTCAGAACTGCTGATATTGAATATAAAAAAGTTGAGTTAGAAACAAAATCCTATGTTCGTTCATTGCGTGATTTTGCTACTTGCTTACTGAAGGCAGCAACATGAAAAATAAAGTTGATAATTGTGGTGAATTAATTAGGGTTAAATACAAGCTTGATCCTCAACAATACACAGTATTGCGTAAACAGATTTTAGAAACAATTGATGAAGCAGATCAAAGTGATAGTACGATTGATGAAATAATCAATAAGGTAACTGACCGAAAACTGATTGATATTCAACAGACAAAAAAACAAAATTTACTAAATAAGAAAAAATTCTTAGAGGTTTCCGAGTATCTCAAACAAGAAGGTTTTAAAGGAGATATGATTGCAGCAGTTCGTTCATTGATTGAACCAAGTGTTAAACACGATTATAAAGGCATTGGATCTTTGTGGTATGGTAAGAAAGTTTATCAATCAAGAATGCAGCAAATAATTGATTCAGTTGCAAATAAACATAATGCAATGGAAAGATTAACTTCTGGAGAAATGAGCAAAGATCTACATGAAATCGTCATTGATGGAAAACGTGATGGTTATGATACTGCAACTTTAGCAGTTGGCGATGCTATTAAAAAACTGAATGATGAAGTTCATGCGCAAAAGAAAAAATTAGGAGTAGAATTAGGGTATATTGAAAATTATTTAGATAAACAAAGTCATAATGCTGAAACAATGTTTGAAATGGGTGAAGCACCATGGACTGCATGGGCAAAAAAGACTTTTAACTTTAAGAAAATGGGATTCTACACACAAGAAGGTATTGATGACTATCTAACTAACTTCTATCATGGTCGAATTAGAGAGTTAGGTCAATTGCGTGGTACAAAAATTGCTTCTGATGAAATGAAACAGATTGAAAAAACTAAATTCGCTGAACGTATGGGACGAAGTAGAAATGTTGTATTTGAAGATGGCGCAGCTGCGTATGAATATTCTAAAGCAATGAATCCTGATGGAAATTTATATAAGAACATAATCAGTGGAATTGACAGAGATGCATCACAAATGGCAGCGATGGAAATATTTGGGCCTAACTTTAAAATGACGTTCAAAGAAATGCTTCGGGTGGCAAAAGCCGAAGATTTTTCTAAACAAATTCCAGGGACAAAATTTGATTCAAAATTTGACCAACAAACCAAAAATCTTGAAACTTTATTTAAAGTTGCATCTGAAGGTGAATTTCAAGGAAAAATGAATTGGATTGCTAGGGGTGGGAATGCGCTACGACAGCTCGCAAATATGTCTAAACTATCAAATGCCCTTGTAACAACGCTTACAGATTTATCATTTAGTTCAGGAGTTATTTCTCCACTAACAGGAAAGAATTATTATCATGAACTTGGACTTGTCACGAAAGATTCATTCAAATTTTTCACTTCAACAGAAGCAAGATTAAAGGGTGCTGACTTTCTTGGTGTGTTTGCAAATGAAGTAAACGTGTTAACACAGAATACTAGATTTGGTGAATATGGACAAATGCATGACTGGTTAAGTAGAGGGCATGATTTTATCATGCGTCTTACAGGTCTTTCACGGCAAGCTGTTTCAATGAAAATAGCTGAAGCTGGGAGGCTAGCAGAAAGTCTTGCTGATAATGTAAATATTGAGTTCAAAGATCACCCTGCACGGAAGTCTCTTTTAAAATTTGGCATTGATGAAAAAGAATGGAAGTTAATGCAAAGTGCAGTTGCTGAAAATGAGGATGGAAGAAAATATATCACGCCACATTCAATTATGGATATTCCAGATGAAGGATTTAAACTTGCGACTGCTGATGAAATAAACGCTGCAAAATTAAAACTTTCAAACAATCTTCGTGAATGGCTGACATTTTATTCAGAACGTGGTTCTCCTACGGCTGGGGTAAATCAGTTTGCCTTCAGAAACGCTTTTGATCGAAACTCTGCGCACGGACAAGTGTTCAGCATGTTATTTCAGTTTAAATCATTTATGTGGTCGGCGTTTGATACCATGAATGTCGTCGCTAGATCAGGTGACACAAAAGTAGATCGTTATAAAAACGTAGCTAACACAGTCTTTGCCAGCACAATCTTGGGTGCAGTTGCGATGAGTGCCCGTGATTTATTACTAAACAAAGTACCTGAAGTATATAAACTAATTGAACAGACATCAAAATCAGGAATGAGTGATAAGGACAATCAGCTTGCATGGCGTAAATACGCTATGAAATCATTTCTTCAGGGTGGTACAGGTGGGATTTATGCAGATTTTCTGTTTGATGATCATGCTAAAAGTTATATTAGTCTTTCCGGGAAAGTTGCAGGGCCTGTTATAGGTGGAATGGGTGATGATTTTGTTAGTTTTATTTCTGGGATATATTATACAGACTGGGAGAAGGACGACGCAAGAAAAAAATTCTATCGAGATACATTAGTTGCTTTGGAAAAAAATTCTCCAACGATACCATTCACAAAAGCTATTATTAACCAGAACGTGTTTGACTCTGTACATAGTTTCTTTAATACTCAAAGAAAGCCGAGAGAACAATCACTTTTTGACAGAGTGGTTGGAACTGATTAAACTAAACAAATATCACTAAGAAACCCTAAAGGAGTTGAGGATGTCAGGAATAGAAGGCTATTCATTTGTTGGAAAGCGTGAAGACTTCAACAATGCCAGCGTAAAACCACAAAAATATTTTGCAACAATAGGTAGACTTGGAACCAACAAAGCTGCGCTAGATACTATGGCATACGGTGCATTTATCGTCACAAATGCAGCGATTATTGAAGCAACTTCTACCGATTCTATTCTTAAAATCACGAACCATGATGCCAAAGTTGGTGATATCGTTCGGGTTAAAACATCAGCTAATGGGATCAAAGAATTAGATATTGTAGTCATTGAAACTACGGCCAACACTATAACCCTTGATGGGGTGGCGTCTGCCAGCTTTGCTGCTGGTGATACAGTAGATATTTTACGCCCAATTCCTCAGAGATTTGAAGCAGATGGAAGCGTGATTTCAGCGTTCACCGTCCACAAAGTAGAGGGTGGGATTGATTCAATTGTTACCATCCTAGACGACAAAGACGATCCAACTAATACTGTCCCGCTTCCTGTTAGGATTGTTGGACTTTCCGGCGATATCAACTTCACCGCTGGATCAGTTGATATAACTTTATCACATACGGGTGCCGATCCAAGTTCAGTTCGAATCGGTGACGGAACCGAGCTATTGGCCATCAATGCTTCAAACGAAGCAACCGTGCATGATGCTTCTGTTTTAGCTGAAATGGTTACATTAAACGCAGCTGTTTCGACAGAGACAACATTAGCGGCAATGTCCGCTAAGCTAGGGACTCTTGGACAGAAGAACATGGCAGGATCTACGCCAGTTGTTATAGCGTCAGATCAAGCCGGTTTCCCTATCACCAATATTTCAGGAACAGTTAGCCTACCTACGGGTGCATCGACCGCAGCTCTTCAGACATCAGGTAACGCTTCGTTAACCACCCTGGCGGCGGTGGATTATGCTACGCAAACGACACTAGCGGCGTTGAACGGGAAGTTCTCTTCACTTGGACAGAAGGCAACAGTCAACTCTGCGCCAGTAGTTCTTTCAACGGAACAAGAAGCGATACTCTCAGCAATCAAAACAGCGGTGGAGTTGATCGACAGTACAGTCAATGGAAACAGTCAACTAGACGTTAAACTAGCTGATCTAAACGGTGCCGCTACCGAAGTGACTCTTGCCGCTGCTAATGCGAAACTTCCATCGGCTTTAGGGCAACAGAACTCCGCTGGAAGTTTGTCGGTAGTCATAGCAAACGATCATCAAACAATCGTTAAGAATCTAAATGTTCTGACATTCCATCAGGTGAAATTCGCTGTAACAAACGTCACTGATTCAGCATATTTGGAAGTCATAGCAGATATTGGCGCAACAGCAGGCAAGAAACTACATATTTTCTACGCCGGAGGCGAGCCGTTATACCTCGCCACGGGTGCAGCTGCTTCAGAAACAAATAGAATGATTGTATGGCCTGGAATGGATAGAGAGATAGATTTAGAACTAGTGGCAAATGCACGCATATCTTTAAAGGCGGTAAATGCAAGTACAACAGTTTCTAGTGGTAGCTTTATTGTTAATTTATTGGGGTAAGCATGAAACGTAAAATAACCGCATTTCTTATTTTAACTTGTCTCTCCATAACAGCATACGCCAGCGTGGTTTATTATGGACCAGGCAGAGCTGTGTTTCTTGAAAACATCATCCAATTTGCCAATTTTCTTGAGCTAGAAGCCATATCAACAAAAAAGCTGCGAGTCGGCGGTGAGGTTATTGCACACAACTTCCAGGGTGCAAACATCAGAAAGAACTATATACCAATTGGAGCTTTTGAACTGACAGGTGAAAACTTTACCTCCTACGTTGACGCCGCTGGAATTGTACCTGTAGATGGTACTGGTGGGACAAGTACATTTCTAACGTGTGATCGATCAGCAGTTACGCCACTGGAAGGTAATGGCTCGCTCCTCATCTCCAAGTTTAATAGCGCATTGGGCGGTCAGGGGCATGGATGCTCTTATACATTCACGCTAGATTCAGCTAGTTTGAACCAGAACCTGGTTATTTCATTCGACTATTTATGGGCAGATGCTGATAGTTCAAACGGTGATTTTGCTGTGTTTCTCTATGACGTTGATAATGCCACGCTGGTAACTCCTTCAACTACTGCACTAAGTGAAAGCTCCACAGTCATAAATTACTCATCATCCTTTGCTGTTACGACTGGGGTAAATTATCGCTTTATCATCCATCAAACATTATCCAGAGCTGGAATCTTTGATTTAAAAATTGATAACCTCTTCATTGGAAAGCAATCTAAATTAGAGGGTGTAAACGTATCTTCAAGTGGGATTCCTAGCAATTATGTTCTTTCATCAAACGGTGCAGGAGCCGCTACCTGGTCAGTACCACCGCTGGTGTATTCAACTACTGATGAATATTTTGGCGTAAGTACCGCTGCTCAGACAGTCATTGATCTTGGCTATGACGTATCTATGTCCAACAAAGCAAACTTTCAGCTCTTCATCGATGGCGTTTTGTTTAATGAGGGTGCTACATACGATTATGAATTTACCAGCATATCGGGTGGGTTAAGCTCTGAAGTCACGTTAAACTCATCAATCCCCGCTGCGTTAACCATCCGTGGTTTGTACCACGGTGCTTATGGAACTAGTTTATCTAATCCAATGACTGCTGAAGGGGACATGATCTATGGGATTCCGACAGGAGTCCCTGCACGCTTGCCAATTGGAACCGAAGGTCATGTACTCACTGTCTCCGGAGGCGTGCCTGCTTGGACAGCATCAGGCGCAGGTTTGTTCAATCCAATGACCACCGCTGAAGATATTATCAAGGGTGGCGTTGCTGGAGTTCCTAACCGCTTAGCGGTTGGTAGCAATGGACAAGTTTTAACTGTTAACGGTTCGGGTGCAGTTGTTTGGGCAGATCCAGCGGCATCCTTCACAAATCCTATGACAACTGCGGAAGATATGATTGTCGGTGGCGTCGGTGGATTAGCTACACGTTTAGCTAAGGGAACTGATGGAAAAGTTCTACAAATGGCTGCGGGTGCTGTTTCTTGGCAGACTCCGGCAGCTGATGTCGGTTTTACTAACCCTCTTACCACCGCTGGAGATTTATTTGTAGGTGGCGTGGCCGGTGCGCCTGACAGACTTGGAATTGGTTCAGCTAACTCGATTTTAAAAAGTGATGGAAGTGCATCTTCATGGTCAAATGCAGTTCAAATTGATGGCAGTGGACTTGTTGGGGTGGGAACCGCACCCGTAGCTAGTACAGCTTTATCTGTTGCTGGCGCTGGGACAACTGTTCAACGGATCAGCTCGACTGCGGCAGCTGGAACGACTGAATTGCGAATGGGAGAAGAAGCGACTGGCGACCGTGCTGTTCACATCTACATGAAAAATGCGAACACTGGTGGACAATTCCAAATAGGCATTATCGGTGGCAGCTCCAATAATGCGCAATTGATTTATTCAGGAGGTGGAGCATTGGCGTTCAAAACTGTTAACGCTGCTGCTATTCAATTTTACACAAGTAACACGTTCCGAGGACAAATAAATGGCAGTGGATTTTTGGGGATGGGTGGAACTTCAGCAGTATATGGATCAGTCATTGACGCTAGAGTGAATACAAACCCAGCGATAGCCAATGGAGCTGGAACTTTTGCCATTCGATCTTGGACTGATATTGCCCAAGCAGCTGGGGTAGGTGGAGCGATTAGTTTAGGTGGTTCTATTACGGCAACTGCGCTGGGAACAACTTCATTTGGACAAATATCAGGACGCAAGGAAAATTCTACTTTGTCAGATGCTGCTGGATATTTATCTTTTTCAACAAACGCCACCGGTGGAACAATGGCGGAAAGAATGCGAATCAGCTCCGATGGAGTAGTGACCATTGCTAATCTAGCTGGTTCTGGTTCACGCGCAGTAAATGCAGATGCCAATGGGGTGCTATCTGCTGCTTCTGACTCTAGGTTAAAGCAAGAAGTTCCAGATGCTGAAATCCCTGGACTTGCAGAAATCCTTAAAATATTTCCAAAGGCCTATAAATGGTTATCAGATATTGATAGACGTGGAGAAAACGCAGCTGTTGAAATAGGTTTTTTTGCAGATCAAGTTGCTCCAATAATTCCTTCAGCCGCCCCGATGGGGAATGATGGGTATTATGGACTATATGATCGATCAATAACAGCTGCTTTAGTAAAAGCAGTGCAAGAGTTATCAGCTAAGAACAGCGCACTAGAAGCAAGAATTTTAACTTTAGAAAACAAGGGGGGCGTTCCATGACAATAAATTCATTTGAACAGATTCAGAAAATACCGACTATTGAGGCACATACTGTTGCAGCCGCACCCCATTTGCCTGCTTCTCTGGGTGCATTAGGCACGCTTCTTAGATCAAATGGAACAAGTGCAGCGTGGGATGCTTCTATTCACGTTGCAGCCGATGGAAAAGTGGGAATAGGGGAAACGAGTCCAAATCAAAAGCTCGTTGTTGGTGCGAATGGTTCCAATACAGCAGGCGTTATCGCTACTTTCAACGCTGAAAGTGTCGCCGTTTTAAATACACCAGGCGCGCTTGTAGTTGGATCTACTGATGCAATCGGCATAAATAAAGGGGGATCGCTTGGATTCACTGCTAATGGCACTATTGCAAACTATCCTACTGCCACGATTCATGGGAAAAGAGAAAATTCAACAGATGCAAATTATGCGGGATACTTAGCTTTCACTACATGTGATTCTGCTGGCACGCTTGATGAACGTATGCGTATAACATCCACTGGAAATCTTCGGGTCGGTGGATCAGGGAATAATACAAATGGAAAACTAGAAGTCAGAGGAAACAATACTGACACAGCTTTATATGTAACAAATGGATCGAATTCAAATTTCAGTGTGAACTTTGACTCAGCTGTAACAACCATAGGCAATGACTTTTATGGAAAATTAAAATTACAAACTTTAGGTTCTCCAGCACTAACGATAAATGAAAGTGGAGCAATTCTTTTACTTGAAGGTCAAAGTGGTTCATCTACTCGTCCAGCGGTTGGAGCAACTAGACTTTCAGGAGAGTTAAGTGGCGCTCCATCAAATGATGCCGCAGATGATGGATTTTTACGATTAAGCGCAGGTGGTGGATCTACTGTTGGACAAAAAGCGTATATAGATATTTCAGGATACTCAACCGTTGCTGACATGAACAACAATATAGTATTTGGAACCTTGGGTGCAGAAAAGATGCGCATTACCTCTGGTGGAAATGTCGGTATTGGCGGCACTCCATCCGCACAGCTAGATGTAATTGGCAGCAGTCCTGTGTTAAGATTAAGCGATACCGGAGTTTCTGGATTATATCACATATTAAATGGTATAAATGATACATCTTTGCTAATCAGTGCCGACGGGGGGAATGTATCGGCAAACTCTACCATAGAATTTAGGGTAGACAATACTGAGCGTATGCGAATTGGTTCAAACGGAAGTGTTGGGATTGGAGGAGCTGCTGCTGAATTATTCCAAGTAACAGGAAATACTGGTTCAGTTCAAGTTGATACAACAGGAACAAATATTAGATGGACTAGAAATGGAATTAATTATCTAGTAGCTCAAGGTGGTACTTCTGCAATTATTCAAGTAATTGCCGGAGCATATGGTGGAGTACAATTAAATAATACTGCTACTGCTTGGGCAGCAATTTCTGACATAAGAGCTAAAAAGAATATTCAACCACTTCAATATGGATTGAACGAAATTTTAGCAATTAATCCAGTAAGATTTGATTATATTAATGATGATTCTGAACAAAGTAAACGGATGGGATTTATTGCACAGGAATTACTACCAATAGTTAGCGAAGCAGTATGCGGCACAGGAGAAACACAATACTCTGTAATGTCTACAGAATTAATTCCCACTTTAGTCAAAGCAATCCAAGAACTTTCCGTTAAACTAGATGAAGCAAATGCAAAAATATTAGCATTAGAAGCATTGATGTCAATATAGTTGAGACTTTCCGACAATAATGTCCTATGCATGTAAGCATTTTTTAGAATTTTTTCTTTGGAGTATGATCACGATGCTAGGAAAAACAAAGGGGAATTGTTACAATTACGGTGGTGAAACTTGTCAAGCAAGGCCAGATGAAATGACGGATTTTGAAACATATTTAATAAATAGACTTGATGAGTTAGAGACTCAACTTTCTGACAAGATTGCTGAACTCGATAAAAAAGTCTCTTATATTTATGCATTTGCCACCGGAATATCATGCGTGGTAGGATTTCTCATGCATTTACTTAGTAATTTCAAAGGATGAAACTATGAAGAACATTTTGGACGCTCTGCTTGCAGTTATGGGTTTACTTATTCCACGATTAAAGAAAGAAGATTCAGTATCTGGAATCAAGGAAACAAAAGAGGCATTGGTTGCATTAAATGAAGTAAGTGTTTTTTGCGCGTACCAGTTCAAGAATGGGGTGCAGGCCGCAGATTTCAGTGCCCTTTATTCTGAAATTATCGCTAATCCTGATTTCAAAGCTAAAATGTTAGCCGCTTATGAAAACTACAATCTTATTCCTGTTGAAATAAAAGACCTGGATTTAGGCGAAGGTCTTGAGCTTGCTAAGCTACAAGTTGAATATGTTGAACAATTCATCGAAGCTTTTCAAAAGGCATAGCAATGGTAAGCTTTCTTGTTGATAAATTGATAAAATATGGAATTGATATTTTAGTCAAACTCATACTTAAATGGGTGGAAGATCAGCAGAAAAAAGAACCTAAAACAATTCAAAGCAACCAACCAGAAACAGTTGCACTTAAAAGTGGATGGGCAGATAAATGAAAAGAATAGATTATAACTTCACACGCAGACAGTTAATTTTAAGCATGTTCGTTGTTCTGTGTATTGTGTCACTTCTTGAGAAAGTTTTCGCAATTGAAGCAAATGATCTAAGCGAGCAGCAAAGCAAATTAGGAATAACTGGCACCCAGTTAGGGTTAAAGCGTGGGTTAGATGTCGCTATTCCTGGTGAATACAGAGATGCGTTTGGTCGTTTAAGGGTTTCTGAACAATTTCCTTTATTCTTTTCTTCCAATGTTTATTACAACACTGATTCAATGATCAGCTTACTCTCAGGGGTGGGAGCTACTCTCACCCACTTGCCTAATGAATCTGCTGTCAGTCTCCAGGTTGGCACAGCTAATGGCGAGCGAGCTGTGCGACAGTCTGCTATCTATGTTCCATATATTCCAGGCAAGTCACAGTTAGCGTTGGTTACTGGAGTGATAGGGGTGCCGAAGGCGAACAATGTTCGGCGTGTTGGGCTGTTTGATGATAAGAATGGTATTTTCTTCCAGGTTTCATCAACAGGAGTTTCGGTAGTTCGACGAACCTATACCTCGGGTGCCGTTGTTGATAATGCTGTGGCTCAGACATCTTGGAATATTGATAAACTAGACGGTACGGGTGCATTTAAGAAAACGATTGATTTTTCTAAAGCTCAGATTTTTGTAATCGATTTTCAATGGCTAGGAGTTGGTCGAGTCCGGGTGGGTTTAGATTTAGATGGTGAAGTGTATTATGTTCATGAATTTCTAAACGCAAACGCATTTACCACCGTGTATATGTCTCAAGCGACGCTTCCTGTGCGATATGAGAATCTGAACACCGGAATCACGGCATCATCTACAACGCTAAAAGAAATATGTTCAGCGGTGGTATCTGAGGGAAGCTATACACCACCCGTGGTTGAGTTTACTGCTAATAACGGTGCAACAACTGATGCTATTACAGCTCGCGAACTTGTATTCGCTGTTAGATTGAAGGCAGCTTTCGATGGGAAGGAAAACAGAAAATCATTGTTTTTAGAAGGATTTACTCCTCTTGCAACTGGTGCTGTTCTGGTTGATGTTGTAAAATGCCGAACTCCTTCAGCTATCACAGCGACCTGGGTTAGTGCAGGAGCCAGTTCATCCGTTGAGTACAGTGAAGATATTTCAGCCATAACATGCGCAACAAGCACCAATATCGAATCCTATTGGGTGGGATCAAATACACGAACAACTGCACCTTGCCAAGGTTGTTCGACATACAGCAATCCAAATAGATTAATTTCACAAAACATTGCTTCGGATAATTCAGATATTTTCTTATTCTATGCCACATCGTCAGCAGGAAGCATTAACGTCAGCAGTGTTGCACAGTGGCTTGAATATTTTTAATGGAAGGTAAAGAAAGTTCCACCCGATGCGCTGCTGAAATCTCCAATAAACGCACCCCTTAATGAAACGCCTTTCGATACAAGATAATTGATCATAAATTGCAAATGGTTTTTAGTTGGTTTGTAGTGCCCAGATTCATTACTCAGTGTCTGGATTCGTCCATGCTGGACAGCGAACCACCCAGCGGCAAGGATAGGTTGACCCATTGCCAGGGTGGTGTGATGGATTATTTTAGTTAGATTTACACTAGCAATTAGTTCACCTTCTAATGTAACAACATAAATAAGACCTCTGGCACCCGTGGATAGTTTCTCACCATTACTCAAAAGCAGACCTTCATCAGAAACTAGAATCAAATGCGCTAATTGCTCGGTTCGGGTGTAGTATCGGACGTTTAATTTTTGGTCACTAGCAGACATCAGATTGGTCAATGCTTGGGTGCAATCTAGCGCAAATATTTGGAAAGAGAAAAGAACTAAGGCCGCAAAACAGCTAAAATAAACACAATTATAATACAAAAAGGTATTATCCACTCCATATTTACATTTCCTTGATTGTTGTGAAAACTTCGTTCTCGTTTTCTGGGTAAATAAATGTCGCATATCCACCGGCATCATTGATTTTTCCTAGTATATATTTCTGCAATGGAGTCCTTCCAGTTGCTCGGGTGCTATCCGCTTTTGATCTTTTCACTTCCAAAGCGACAAATTTCCCTTTATAGCACCCCAGAATGTCGGGGTATCCGCGCAAGGACATCGCCTCTTTGCTGAAAAAGAAACCGCCGTCAAGTTCCTTTAACTTCTTCATCACTCGGTTTTTGAATTTGTTTTCTAAGATCATCATATTCAACTTCCAATTTCTTATATTTTTCGTCTAACTCGGCATAATTCTGCAACACTTTTGCCTGTTCGATCAAGAGAGATTCGTTATCTTCAACCACCCTTTCAATGGTTGGAAAGATTGCAGTAAACATAATCTTAACCGCTTCCAGTGAATTGCGTGCTTTGGTAAAATCAGTTGATTGAAGCAGTTTGTTAAACATGTCTTGTTTATCAACTATACGGTGGATATTGTTTGGTTTGTATAACATCAGTGACCCTCCTATTATTGAACATGTTTCCATGATCTATTCTTCTTTATATCTGAAATAGTAGCTGCATCGACTTTAAAACATTTCGCCAGCCACATACAGCTAAATGCTTTAGAATCATATCGTAGCATTTCTTTTATCAATGCCACTTTCTTGTTATTCAGTTTCGCTCCATAGTGCGTATCGCCTACGTTAGGGGACAGTCTATTTTTTATAGAATGTATAATATTATCAGCGCAGCTAACCCATTCAAGATTACATACGCAGTTATTCGCTTTATTCCCATCTTTATGATTTATTTGTGGATGGTTAAGTGGATTATTGATAAACGCTTTCCCAACTAATCTATGCACTAAACAACTTTTTTGCTTTTTGTCATAAAATAAAGAGCGCCGCAAATAACCTTTTTTGTGTGTATGAGGGCCTAATATACTATATTCTTTATTTTTCATTTCACTTATTCTCCCATGCGAACTTATCTGATATATCTTGTGGTATCCTTCAATGTTTTCCCATCTTTCTATACAGCTACACATCTACTATCCCTTAATGGGTTTCATGCCAATTAAGACCTATCTTTGCATTTGCCTCGATTGGTAGGTTAATATTGAAAAATTCGCCTGTATCTAGTGCAGCTTTCTCACAAATTTTAACTAATGCATCGGCATTAGATTCGTGACAACTTAGAACAATTTCATCATGACAGTGGATATGCTGCAAAACATCCATGTCGTCACAATATTCATGAATCAAACAAGTCCATTTTTTGGCGATAATGGCACCACCACCCTGGAGCAGGGTGTTCAGTGAATTGTATTCTGCCCTTGGGTGCAATTGCCGGCCATCGAATCCGAGTAAATAACCACGGGTGCGATAAGCGTTTTTCACATCTAACATCAGCTGATCAAGTCCTTCGGTTCTGGAGAGGAAATCTTCACGAAGCACTTTCCCAATCTTCTTCTTATCTTCCTGACTTCCAGTTGGATCAACGATACCACCCAAAAGCTCATTACCTGCGCCGTAGGCAAAGGCAAAGATGAATCGTTTTGCCTGATCACGGGTGGCAAGTCCTGCGGCCTTCTGGTTTGATGTGTGGATATCGCTTTCTAGTAGGATTTTGGCGTATCTCCCACCGTCATAGGCTGATAGATAGTGCGCCAGAACTCGCAGCTCTATGGCCTTTAAATCCGCGCCTACCAGAACCTTACCCACGGGTGCATGGAACAGCTCTCGGAACTCTTTAGTTTTGGGAATTTGCGCTATGTTTGGCGCGCTGTGCGTCGAGCGCCCCGTTCTAGCACCGTTGTGGTTGCATCTGCCATGGATATATCCATTGTTCACTTTGTTCAAAAGTGCGCCAGTTCCCTCGCCTAGTTGTGATATTGCCTTTGTTACGTCCAAATACTCACTAACTAGTTTAGCTTCTGGAAACGGCAGTTCTTGGAAGACATCAGCATTCAGGGTGGGATTCCCCTTCTCTGTATATTCCTTTGGTTGCCAGTTGTATTTTGTTTTAAAGTATTCGATCAACTGCACCCTGGAAGCTAGATTGATTGGTTCTTGGGTGATGGTTACGCTTGGGACTCCCACACGTCGTCCAAGTTTAGCGTTATCACGTTTGGGAACAATAACTTTCTTCGTTTCTCTGAGAGGGAAGACCACGTTGGCCGTAGCTTGCAAACCTTCTTTTTTTTCTTGGAGGGTTGCGAGAAGGATTTCAGCTTGTCTGAGATTGAAGGGGATTCCGTTTTCTTCTTGTTTTCTGATTTTTTGTGAGAACTCATTCTCTAAGTCTATTGCCTTTTTAGGGTAATTTAACTGTAAAAATTTCTCATATAATCTTACTAGAACCACGACATCTTGAGCACAATAGTCCTGCATTTCTTTGGACCACGTTTGAAAATCTGTATTCTGTCCAAGTTCACCTTTATGCACCCCGAGGCGATAACCCCATGCTGCTAAGCCATGTGAACCAGATAACTTGGGTGGTACTACTCCCTGCCTGGAAGCGTCTAAATCCCAAAGATGTGGGTACATTAGTCTGGACATTACAAGTGTGTCGTCTACTCGGTTCTTCGGCACCCAGCCTGGATAGACTTTCTGAATCGCTGGAATGTCGAAGCCAAAAGAGTTATGCGCTACAATGTGCGCAGATTCTAGTAGTTCTAAAGCTATTTCTATGGGTGGATACCCCTCCTGGTCAGCGAATGACATAGTTGTACTATTGTCAGAATCATGTAAACAGATGCAGTGTATTCTATCGAGAACGGGCAAGAGTCCATTTGTCTCAATATCAAATATTAATGGCATTTTACTCTTCTTGTTTAAGTGTTCTTCTGTACTCAAGCAGGGCATCAATGTACTTTCCAATTGTGCTATACCGAAGGCGTTTCGCTTCTGCTAATGCGAAATTCTTGTTCTTTGTCTTTACGCCTCGACAGTAAAAAGTACATGTTTGATCTTTTCTAGGAATTAATTTCAAGTCAGTTTTCAATTCATCTTCGTACATAAAAGCTCCATAAGGGTGGGTTGCCCCACCCTGGTTAGTTAGAATTGGTTAGATAGAGGTCGATCAACTACGGGTGCAGGTGCTTCCGATTCTAGATCAGAGTGATCTACTCGGACATTCCCACCCTGGATGGTTTTATAGAGTTCAAACGCTGAGTTTATTTCTAAGGGACTTGCAGCTTTGACGGGTGCAACGTCTAAAACCATGTACGTTCCCTGGTCATTTTTCTCTCGCTTCGCAGATAGTTCCATGATTACAGCGGGTGGCACTTGCCCAGATTGACGATTCCGAATGTACATCTGAGTGAAGAGCTTCTTTCCTGCACGCATGGAGGTTCTTCTAAAGCTGATCGTGTACGGCATAGGTAATCCAGCTTCAATATCCCCAGGCAAGAGGCAGTAGCATGTCATGGTATAGTCACGGCGACACAGCACCCCTTCCTCATCAGTGTATTCCCATTCCATACTCTCATTATCCCGAGTCACTGGGATCATTGTTTGGTACTTGAATCTGTCCCCGATTTTCTTAGAAAGCACCCAAGTCTTATCAATGTGGACAGGGATAAACTTGATGGGGGTGGTGAGATTGCCGAGTAAGGCACCCGATACTGAATCTCTGAAATCTCCGATTGATGCAGCTCCATCGGCAACAAACTGAGAAAGTCCTTGCATGACCAGGATTTTGGGAATCAGGATATCTTGCGAGCCAATCTCGGGAGAACCCCAATCCTCCACCCCTTGGGTGGCAACAGTTAAACTTGATTCTTGTTTCACAACTACTTCTTTTTTACTCATTTCTTATTCCTTTGTTACTATACCCGTTTACTACGGTTCAATCTTAATGTTTTTTCCACTGCGCCTTCTTCACACCCCGGCACCCTAAACTGGGGATTCTGCTCCAGTTCTTGCTTGTAATAGGCATTTAGGGTCATGAAGTTGACAGATACCATTGCCAGATAACGATCCTCACCCAGGGTGCGGAAATACTGGAGCATTTCTTTCTTTTTGTCTAAATCTGCGGGTACTTTGACGGTTAATTTCTCAGCAATTGAGACTTTTCCCACCCCGTCTAGGTTCCAATTCCGTTTACCTGCACGCTCTAATAGATCAATTAACTCAACTTTCCTAACTTCGCTAGTAGCGTGCTTTTCATCTGCAATATGTTTAGCTTCTTCATAAACACTACGTGCTTCTTCATAGTCACGCATAGCTTTGTCTAAAGCATCAACTGAAATTGCCTCATGGGTGGTTTCATTTTCCCACGCTTCGAGATTCACTGTTTGCATTTTTACTCCTTGTTATGTCCTTCAACACCGCGTTGAAGTCTGTCTTTTGTTCGTTGTTCTTGCCAAAAAAGGGCCTCTTGTAATTTTGTAATTGTTATAGAATTTTCCATACACGGATACCTCTTGTTTAAAGATTGCAACATGATAAGAGCTGTTTCAATAAGGGCGGTAAATTGGCACCCCTTACCGCCTTCACTTGCGGGTTCTGTCATCATCGTGAAAGAAATAGAATCAACGTCATGACGCACATAAATATGTTTGTGTGGGCGAACGTGATCCTCAAACCATTGCGCCAATTGTAATGGCATGATGCCATCACTATAGTCTTCACTAACTTTTTCTTTCAACTTCACAATATCTACAAGTTCATTTCCATCAATATGGGTGACGTTTACCAAACTTCCAATCATTTTTACTCCTTAAGTGAATGCAGAATACTATCTGCAAGATTAGTTTTAGACCTTAACGCTTCTGCAAGCGTTTCGTCAATAGTTTCTTTTGCAATTAAATCAATCTTTATAATTTTTTCATGGATCTCTGAACCACGCCTATAGTTTCTGGCCTTGCTTTGTTCCTCTTCTCCTAGTGAGAAGTTACGGCTATAGATAATGGAATAATCAGCTGCGATTAAATTAATGCCTATCCCACCGGCTCGGCGATTGCCTACTAGAACACGACAATTGTCATTTGTATTGAAGTCCACCATCGCCTCATGTTTAGCTTTAAGGTCTTGGGTGCCGTTAATGTAAACATGTTGCACTTTATTAGCTTCTAACATGTCACCGATCAACTTTGCATCAGCTTTGAATGTGTGCCAGATAATAACTTTGTGCTGAGAAATTAAATCTAATACAAGTTCTTCTAATACTTTAATGCGTGGGTTATCTTTGATAAAATGAACTGCACCCATTTCATCATTAACATGACCACAGACTATTTGTTGAAGCCGAAGAAGTTTCGTTAATGCCAGTTGTGCTACGACTACGCTCTGAGAATCCACCCAGGCAATATAGTCGCGCTTCATGTCTTTATATAAACGTGATTGTTCTGGCGATAGTTCAACATATCGGTTTTCTTCAACAAGGTCAGGTAAATATGGAAGAGCTGTTTTCTTACTCACCTGAGTGGATATTTTGTAAATTTTCTCAGTCAGTTCGGCAAATTTCTCCACCCGTGGACGCCAATCTGGGAATTTTTTAGCTCCAGTCCATGAAGCATTTTTATCGACCATATAAACATTTCGGAAGGTAAAAAAGTTTTTACCAAACAGGGTGCCACCGTCCAAGAATCTGTATTGCATGAAAATATCCTGCACGCTATTTAGAATAGCTGTGCCTGTCATGCCGAAAACTCTGCCATTCCTACGGCGAACATCATCAGCAATTACCACCGCACTCTTGGCAGTTGATGATTTATAGCTTTTAATCAAATGCATCTCATCGCCAATAAGAATCTCGGCGCCGAATCTCTGAATCTGTTCATATATCTTTGGGGTGCGAATGGCCTCCCAGTTTAAGATCATGATGCAATCTTTCTCTAGAAGATCCTCTATTTGTTCGATTCGTTTGGCACCCTTTTTATCAATGACATGAACATGATTCGCTACTTTGGAGAACTTAACAAATTCATCTCGCCAGTTCCATAAAGTTACCAAAGGTGAAAAAATAACTGTTTTCATAACACGTTGATTAAGATTATAGTGCCAGCGTAAGGCATGAATGACGGCGTAAGTCTTTCCCACCCCTGCATCCCACAATAGTCCAACGTGTGGAATTTTCGATGATAATTCCACAAGTTCTCTTTGATAAGGTGTCGGTTCTCCTAAATATTCCATAAAGAAATATTTAACTTTCGATTGACAGAATAGCAAGCAAAAAATTAATATTTTTTTCCTACCACTTTAAAAGGATTTAACATGATTCAGATTCTTGGACTCAGACAAATCTTCAATGCTAAAATCAACGCCTACAAATCAGTTCATTCATTCTTCGACAAGAAATGGCGTGCTAAATCGGTTCCTGATCTCTTTGCAAACCTTGAGATTATCATGGGAAAAATCCCACAAGAGGAACGATGGAACTTGTTCTATACCACCGCTGAATGCCATGAGGCCCCAGGGTGCAAGATGCTCACTCAGACAACTATTCCATTCGACATCGACAACATTGATCTGACCAGAATCGACGAGTACCACCCAATCATTCTAGGGGTGCTAGGTCTAAAATTTGAGGAAGTTGGAATCGTATGCTCTGGAAATGGTCTACAGTATCTAGTCGAGTCGGATATAACTATCACTGATAAAGATTACTTTAAAGCAACCATGTCCCAATATGCTCTTGTGTGTGAGCTGATAAACCACGCACTGGAATCTGAAAAATTGGATGGAAAAACGGACTCCAGCGTGTGGTCCCCAGCGCGTTTGATGCGTCTACCATATACAACAAACAAGAAAACACCTGACACGGGCTACCCAAACAAAAATATCGTGCGTGATGCTTTTTTAATCCAAAAAAACATCGTTGTCCAGAAAGATTACAGTCTCGAAACCATAACGAAGATACCCATCATTTCCAACACTGAAGAAATCTCCACCCAACAGCTGACTCGGTTCCCGGCACCCGATACGAAAGCAGTCCTTGAAGGGTGCGATTTCCTCAAACACTGCAAGAACCACCCTGAGCAGATTAGTGAGCCGGCGTGGTATGCCATGCTATCGATAACCGCCCGCTTAGATGACGGGGTGGAGTTATCCCACGCTCTGAGCGAAAAATCCCCTAACTACAACCATCGGGACACCGCTATCAAGATCAACTACGCCATAAAGAACGCAGGGCCTAGAACGTGTAAAAACATCGATACCTTATGGGAGGGGTGCCGTACCTGTCCACATTATCAAAAGGAAGTTTCTCCTATAACTATCCGCTCTGAGGACTACATTCGCACCCAGTCAACTGGGTTCTATAACGTCAAATTCAACGAAAAAACCGGACAAATCACCAAAACCACCCCTAACTACGATGATATGTGTAAGTTCTTCGGTCTTCATTACCAGTACATAACCGACGAAAACTCTCAAATCTATATCTTCAATGGCAAACACTGGGAAACTTTGCTAGATATCCACCCAAAACGCTTCGCTGAAGAACACTTCGACCCCAAACCAACCGAGGCAATTGCCAAGGAGTTTCTCGCCAAGATCCACCGGACAAACGGACGCTCCAATGATTTCTTCGAGACTTCCACCGCTATGCAGATAAACCTCCAGAACGGGGTGCTGGATCTGACTGGCCCGGTGGCGAAGATCCTTCCTCATTCTCCTGATCATGCTTTCCGTTACGTCACCGATTACGAGTACGATCCAACAGCTATTGCACCCAGATTCGATACATTCATGGAGCAAATAACCATGAATGACATCCACATCTCTCAGCTACTCATGGAGTTTATAGCCTACTCCCTAACTGACGTTGATTGCCTTGAGCAAAAGGCCCTTATCCTGCTCGGCGACGGTGCAAACGGAAAAAGCACCCTGCTTGATGTTGTCAAAGCTCTAGTCGGTCGCCAGGGGTACTCGATTCTGAATCTGTCCCAGTTCTCAGATTCGCAGCAAGCTGCTAGTCTACAGGGAAAGATGTTCAACCTCTCGGAAGAAACCCCTACTAACAGCTTTGTCGATTCATCCCACTTTAAAAATATCGTGTCCGGTGGAGAGGTAACGGTTAAAGTCGTATATAAACCACCCTTTGCCGTCCGAAACCGTGCCAAAATCATCGTTGCAGCCAATGAACTACCAAAGAATCATGACCAGACTTACGGAATGTGGCGCCGATTCATCATCGTTCCATTCAATGCACGCTTCTCTGGTAAGAACATGGACAAACAGCTCAAATACAAGCTTCTTGAGGAACTCCCAGGGGTGCTAAACATCATCATCGAGGCTTATTACAGATATCGCACCCAGAAAGGTTTTACCGAAGCTGCTCGTATGACTCAAGCTCTTAATGAGTATCGAAACGAAAGCTCGCTAGGTGATTTCTTCGATGGCCTATTCATCCAGTCAGGTAGCACTGATGCTTATGTTATTACAAATACACTTTACAAAATATATCTTGATCATTGCAAAGACACATATAACACATTTCCAGTTGGTGCTCGCCAGTTTGGACGACTGACGAGGACATACATTAGAGAAACCTTTGATGTAGATGTGGGGCCATCAACTCGTTCCATTAAAGGTAAAAACCACCGAGTCATCAACGGGTTCAAGCTCTGCACCCCCCAAGGTAGTGCGTTCTAGCCGTTGCGGTAGTTCTCTAGTGCCGCTACTAAGTTGTTAATAGCTAAGTGAATCTCATCTGTGCTTGCCACTTTCCGAAGCACGGGTGGGACATCCTTCGCAACTAGGCCTAATTCCTTCACGATATAATCAGACAAAAATTTAGAATATCTGTCCGGGTTTTTGAAGAAATCTTTAGCCTGACTTGTTGCCGTATTGCCGAAAACTGGCTCGATTAAAAGAGCATCTTTCTTGCCTGTACTATGCAAATTACCCCACCCTCTAGATTCTGGATTAAGGATTTTGGCACCCATGTCCTTACCATTCCGAAGCCCATACTTATATTCTTTCTCAAATGCGGCTGCCAACTTCTGTGCCGCTGCAATACCATTAACATAGGGCATACATAGAACCTCGGTCTGGGCACCCGTCACAGCATATTCGCTGGAATTGAAGTGAAGTTCTACTGAATAAGCGGGGTCGAAAACCTTAACTTCGGCACCCAAGTTGCTAATTCCGTGCAAGCGTAAAAACATTTTAGCATTACAATCGTACTCTACTAGATCCAGCAGTATTTTCTCTGCTACTGCCTTGTTGAAATCATACTCAGACACGTTCATAAAATTGACTGCACCCTTAGCGTTGGGTGAATGTCCTACGATAATCGCGATTCGTTTCATTCTTATATCTCCTGTTTAAATACGGGTAATAGTTTCTCAATTAATTCCACCGTTGGCATTTGCTTGCTAGTGAGCCTAATATATAGCGTCATGTTTAGATGCAATACGTTCCGGGTGGATTCTCTGTTTTTAAAATCCACCCTGGCGTTCTTTAGTTGCACAATCCGATTGAATAAGAACCTTTCAATCTTCGTAATCCGTCTTTTGTTTTCCATTTTTTCACTCCAAAATTATACGTTGTAAACAGTAACTAGTTTACATTCAAAAATAAATGCTGATTGTGGTTTCCTATAACCAAATTCTTCCCAGCTCTGCATTAAATAAATCGCTTCTTCTTCTGCCTTCGCAAGTTCATCGAAGCAGCCTGTGCTAATCGCTTCAACCAAATCAGGCACGCCAATTGCCACCCCATACTTAGCTTTTCCGTTCTCCCAATTCATAATCTAACCTCTCTCACTTCCCATTCTACGTTTATATTATCCAGCACCCGAAGCTGGTACACTCGTTCCAGTGCCATTTCATGCGCCTGAGTCTTGTCATATTCAAACCCAATAGTTTCACCATCCACAATTATTTCGTACATTCCACCCCTCCTAGTTTATCGATAATCCATTGCGGAAGATCGAAAGGCTTCTTCCTCTTCGTTTCTTCAGGACCTTCCCGAACCATGGCACCCTGAGCATCTGTTACCGTAATATGGCCATAGAGAAAATAATAGCTCGGTGTCTCGACGATTCTATCCACTCTGAGCTTGTATTGTTCACCCTCCACGCAGTACGTCTTTCGATAAGTCTGGTATGAATTCTCGATTCTGTAAACGTAATCCCACCCCTCGGGTGCCAAAACCAGATCTTTACGCCACGCTGTTCTCATCTTTGCTCCATCATATACGCCACCCCTTAGTTTCATTGTTACCTCCGAAAAAACAATAAACTCCCGTTGACGATATTGCAAGCGTTTTATTAAATAAATTAAAAAAAGTAATTCAGACCTCCACTGTCATAAAAAAATGATGGAGTTCTCGATACTGGTTCGCAGATTCCGAGATAGTTAAACATTAATTGTTTAAATAAATTAGTCTGATAAATAAATGTTGTTGAGACTAGAAGAGTCCAAAGAAAATTAGTTTACCGAGAACACGACAAACTAGCTAGAAATCATAAAGAACTACCCCACCCCCTATTGTTGTAAATATTACAGCGTTAATTAATTATTGCTTGCACTAAACGCACTGTCAACCCATTAATATCACTAGAGCTAAATGTTAGTATTTTGTGTCAATTGTAAGCTTTTCATCTGTAAAAACTGCTTGCAAAAATGTAAATGCCCGTGTAAGTAATCAGGCAAATCATTGAAAAAAGGATGCGAAAAATGCAAGCATATGAGATAAAAAGATTATTTAATGCAGCGTATTGTGCAAAAACCAACCTAACTAAAGTTATGAGGTATGGAAAATCAGGTGAATACTTATACGCATTAAGCATTTTGGAAGGTATCAACGCAAAGGAATATATTTATTGTGTGAATGTACTTAATTTAGATGGCAGTAAAACTCACCACCTTAATAGTTGTTTCCTTAATTCTTCCAGCGCAGAGCAATATATTAATAGTCTAAGAACATTGGCCGATGATGAAGAAGAATTTTAGGCGTGGTGAAAAAACTCCACCCATAGGGCTTTGATGGGACAGGTTTTAGAATGAAAATTTCCAAAAGCTCTTTAACAATTTTTCTACGGTTTGACCCACTGCAAAAATAAGTTGGCCCCTCCACTGTCATAGACATCCTATAAAAATTTCTGGGTATTGTCTATGGCTATGGCTATGACTATGGCTATGACTCTGACTCTGACTCTGACTCTGACTCTGACTATGCCTATATCAATAGCATTGTCTAGAAAAATTGTCGATTTTTCTGACACCTGACTATTATTCAGACGGCCCGAAAAATCAAGTTTTTTTTCTTATAAAGATGCGAAAAAAATCAATTAAATCAACATGTTGCATTAGATTAGTGGCGTTTTGGCCCTTGATCGGTGTCAAAATACTACGGTGGGGCCGTTTTACCACCCCCTTAAGTGATTGAATTTCGTTGATTGCGTTTTGGCATCGATGATGCATCATGTTTTTATGTAGATTGAATGAAAAACAGGAGTTTAAAAATGAAAATCTTAATATTGTTGATCTTAGTAAGCTTGAATTGCAATGCCGGAGATACCACCCCATCCGCTAGTTGTACAACGGATGCAGATTGTCGTGAAAAATTCGGATGCGGTGGGTACTCCGTACCATGCTACGGTGATGATGTACCCCTTGACGGTGGCAGTTATGTATCGTGTGAAGAAGAGGATGATGAGGATTGTGAATTTGTAGAAGCCGAGTAAAATTTACACGACGCATTGATTGAATTGATTATGCGTGTTATCTTTTAAAAATCAGATTGGGCGGCATGTCGCCACCCATTAAAATAAAATTGGAGATTAGTTATGAAAAATTGGAAAAATGTAGTTGTAGCTGGTGTAGTGGCCCTGACTGTAAACGTAGCATCTGCCATGGTATGCGTTAAGATCGGTGATGGCAAATCTTACCCTTTTGACAAAGAGGCCAAAGACCTAGTCGCGGCCCTTAAGCCAGCGACTAACTGCAGCGGCAAGCAGGTGATTTTAGGCGCTAAGATTATGGGCAAGACGATCGTTGAACGAGATGCCACCGCTCAAGAGGCCACCCAGGTTCGTGCGGAGATTGAAAAGCGTGCAAATGATCGTGTAAAAAACCGTCTACTTAAGAAAGGGTTGGTTAAATAGTAGTTTTTAAAAATTGAGTTCTACCACCCCTAGGGCCTCTCGAAATGAGGCCCTTTTTTTTAAGGAGTTTTAAAAATGAGGACTAAGATTTTATTTTTAATCGTCTTGATCATTTCGAATATAAGCGTTTATTTTTGGGCCTCTCACGACGTATATAAGGGCCATCGATCAAACAATTTCGAATTCAATGGCCTGTATGATCTGGCCATTACCACCCCCGAGTATAAGCGTCTGGCCGCGGGCGTTGATGAGGCCATAGCATGCATTGAAAGGAGTTCGATCGATCGATCAAGTACGTCTTATATTATGTCCAGTACTGCGGCCAAAACAATTAAGTATGTACTCACGAATGAGGCCTTATCGGTTTTAAAAATAAATCGATCGGTGATCATGGGTGTTTTAATGAACAGTACAGTTCCAGAGGAGATTGATTTAAGTCCGGCCAGCCACGAAATGTTCGAATGTTTATCGTATATCAACGATAACTTAGGCCATTACGCAGTGTGGTGATGTTGACAATATTGATTGCAGAATGTAGTTTAATTTTTTTAAAAACAGGAGTGAAAAATGAGTATTGAAAAAATTGACAAGTATTGTGATGAGCTTAATGCGAAATACAGAAAAAAATACGCAATCAGAATGATCACCTTGAGTTTTCTGTTAATTGCCACCGGATGGGGTGGGTATTATTTCGGAACTCAACACGTGAATGAAGACGTTTATTTCAAGCATTTCAACTATGAGTTGGGTTTTAAAGGCCGAATACTACCACCCGGATACCAAGTCAGTGAGGAGTTCGATGCTACATACTGGGGTAAGGATGGAAAGTTCCCTGATAACCAGTACCCGGCCTACATTCAGGCCTTGAAAGGTGGAAAGGTGATTTCCATAGGTAGTCCCCACCGGAGTTATTGCGCTTTCACTAAGTATGATGGTGGTGAATTTGGCCTCTCGATCGGTGTTGAGTCGAAATTTGAGGATACTCAACAGGAGTTATACATGATGGCCGATGGTGAATGGAGATGGCATAGCATCTCGGATGATTTTAAGACGTGGATTGATTGATTTTTAAAAAAATTCAGTACACCACCCATAGACCCGGCCTTGTGCCGGGTTTTTTTATTTTTTAAAAAATAAATTCGTGATGCTTGCACGCACGTTAACAGAATTCATGTGATATCTCATGTGCGTTTCATGTGATATCTCATGTGCGTGCTATGTGCGCTGCAAACGCGTCAGACCAGTGCGTCTAAATAAAAAGAACACTGCGTCTAAATAAAAATCTTATAACACGTTGGGTTGGCACATTTCGGCGCACATGAAGCGCACATGAAATATCACATGAAACGCACATGAATTCGCACATGAAACCGGGGACCGATTTTCAGTCTCACGGACCTTGAAACGCACATTAATTTAGTTATATTCTTATACTTGATTCTAAAAAGAGAGATTAAATAATATATATTTAGAGAAGAGTATATATATATAAGAGTATTTTCTAAATTGTTCAAATCCCCGATTTTCATGTGCGTTTGTGCGGCTGAAAATAAAATATTTTCAACTGCATGCGGTGGAGTCAACATCCGAGCCGAGCAACCAGCAGCGATCACCAGAGCCGAGCAGCGTGGTGGCCCTCTAATCGATCGTAGAGGCCATCCGGTGGGAGATATCGGGCCATTCAGCCTGGCAAATAAAAATCAAGCGATCTGGGCCGGGCAGTCTATGGCGTGGTACTGGCATGGCGGCATCGGCATCGGCATCGGCATCGGCATCGGCATCGGCATCGGCATCGGCATCGGCATCGGCATCGGCATCATGGTCAATGGCACTGTCTTAAGGCATCACTACTCTAGTCTATGGCACTGATACTGGCATAGACATTGATAATGCTATAGACATTGCCAATACCATTGCCAATAGCATAGGGGTACCCCCAAATTTTGCACCTTGGTTCTCTGTGAGCCGTCCCAGAAGCGCGCTAACAGCTACCAGACAAACAATACTTGACCGAAAGACTCAATTAAGGTCTCCACTATCATAAATAATAGTTGAAATATCATTAGGGGTGCCGTATAAAATCTTATGAATTTAACAAAATCGCAAGCAGAGCTAGATTTAGAGAAACGGATATACTACGAGACAATGCCGGGTGGTGAGATCATTGCCTATGACATGCTCTCAGGAAAGAAAATAGGGCATTCTAGAGGCTTACAAGAGCTAATGGGTGGTGACACCACCAGGTGGAGTTACCATCAGTCAATAGTGGACAGAATGTGCGATGTGATGGTTGACATGAATCTGACGTTGAATGAAATATGTAAACGGCCTGAGTTTCCCAAGCTTTCTACGATCATGCGGTGGAAGAGAATCTTTCCTGAGGTTCAGCAACGGCTGGATGAAGCTTTAGCGGTGCAAGCTGAAGGGTACTATCACAGAATTGTACAAGACGTGGAAGTTAATGGGCTAAACAGAGATGAACTGGCAGAGGAGAAGCTGAGGTTTGATAAATTGAAGTATCTGGCTGGGGTGGCAAATCCGTATAAGTACGGAAATCGTACTATTCATAGCGGTGATGCAGCGGCACCGGTGCAATTTATAATATCGACGGGAATTAATAGAGACAATAACCAGGGTGGGGACAATGACGAAGGAAAGAGTGTTGAACGAGAGGAACGAGTGGGTGCAATTGAGTACAGCGGAGAGGATTGATCCACTAGTCGAGTTGAAAGAGAAATTTGCGATGTTGCAAAAGAAATATAGCACTTCAATTGATGAGAGGGGTGCATTAGTTGACAGAATTAACACGTTAAAAAGAGAAAATTCAGAATTGCAAGCAGCGAATAGTAAATTATTGGCAGAAGCGCAAGCGAAAAGTAAGAAAAAATAATGGAAGTTAAGCATATATCGACGGGATATAAGCCACAATATTGGCAGGGTGCCACACATTCGGAAATGAAGCGGTTTAATGTGCTAGTGCTACATAGGCGAGCGGGAAAAACAGTCTTTAGCATTAATGAGATGATTGATAAAGGGCTGAGAAACAATTTAAAGAACCCTAAATATGCGTACATAGCTCCAACTTACAAGCAAGCGAGCATCATAGCGTGGGATTACTTGCTTGACTATACGAAGAACTTGCCAGGGGTGGATGTTCACAAGAAGGATTTAGAGGTTACGATCCAGAGGCCTCCGCCGTGGGATGATAAAATATCGTATAGATTGTTGGGATCTGATAACCCTGATAGTTTGCGGGGGATTTACTTAGATGGAGCGGTGGTAGATGAGTTTGCTCAATGTGATCCAATAATATGGGGACAGATTCTGAGGCCTGCGCTGTCTGATAGAAAGGGGTGGTGTACATTCATCGGGACTCCGCATGGGAAGAACCACTTCTATGATAGATATATGAAGGCGGTGGCAAATCCCAACTGGTTTGCTAAGATATTACGGGCAGATGAGAGTGGGATCATACCGAGAGCTGAGTTGGAAGAGATGCGTGCTGATATGACTGAGGATGAATACGAGCAGGAAATGCTTTGTAATTTTTCATCGGCAGCACCAGGGGTGTATTATGGTAAGATCATGGCGCAACTGCGGAGGGATGGCAGGGTGCGGTCGGTTCCGTATGATCCTAGCGTGCCGGTGGATACGTTTTGGGATTTGGGGATAGGAGACAGTACGGCGATATGGTTCAGACAGCGGGTGGGAATCAACTGGCATTATATCGACTATTATGAGAAGAGTGGCGAGGGTTTGGAGCATTTTGTTAAGGAATTGAGGGATAGGCCCTATGCTTATGGTCGGCATGTGGTTCCGCATGATGCCGCTGCGAGGGATTTAAGTACGGGGATGACACGGCAGGAATTTCTGCGTAAACTAGGACTTAGGGTGGAGATTCAGAAGCGGCAAGCGATTGATGATCGGGTGCAGGCGACGAGGGTTATCCTTCCGAAGAGCTATTTTGATGAGGTTAAATGTCAGCGTGGGGTATCGGCACTTGAGGATTACCAGAAAGAATGGGATTCTAAGCTGATGATGTATAAGAATAAGCCTTTGCATAACTGGACATCTCACGGGTGCGATG